TCAGTCTCGGTATCTTTATATAGTCTCCAGCGGAGTCCATAAAGTCTACCCTAAAAACTTTGTTTATGTCCACAGATGAGCCCGTATCAGAAAGGTCATACCACATCTGATCAGCAACTGTGGTTGCTTTTGCATATTCGACCTTTGTCCTATATAGACCTGCCTCTAACAGGGCGTCGTTAATCAAATTTATTAAATAAGTTTCAGGTACTTGAGGAAAAGTCTGCCTCACTCTGCTTATAATGTTTTTTACAGTTAATCTTCTTACAGCCATATCAAGCCAAGTCTTCCCAGTTAATTAAAGTAGCACCGTCCCAGCTTCCAATAAGAAGTTCAGCAGCATCTTCCCATAGTGAGCCTACAATGTCAAAGTCTGTTGAAGTTGTTAATGCTGTTGTCGAAAAAGATGTACTAGTAGTTAAAGCCACTTCAGTAAACGCTGTTTCTTCTGTTAGTGTTGTTACCGTTAAAGCCATTATCCTGCTACCACCACCTGTAGTCCTTTATCATAGTCAACTTGCAGTTTTGCCTGCTGTTTTTCAAGCCAAGTATATTCCATCGTCAACACAGACAGTCTTGCTTGAATCTCTTCTCCATATCCTCTAGCTTCAGCCAGTGCAGAATTGATTTCCTTTACTCTCATGTCTCCAATAGCTACCCATTCTGATAAGTGAGCCTGAGCCCTGTTAATTTCTACAGTCGCAATTGAGAGTGCGGATTTAGCTAACTCTATATCTTCAGATGACTGTGCGCCAAAAGCATCAGTGGTTGATGACGGTTGATTGCCGTTTATTATATCTGATACTTGGTCAAGCGCATTTTTTACTCTTGTTAATTGAGAGTTGCTAGTTAAAAAAGTCTCCTCATCTCCAAATACTGATTCTGTAGTGGCTTCAAATTTATCAGCCGCTGTTTCCGCTTGATCTAACGCTGCCTTCATATAGGTCAGGGCTGTAGATACATCTGAATTCCCAGCCTTAGCACCTAATGCATTCTGAATAGCCTTAATAGACGCATATATAGGAACTAGGTATTCCGCTTCATCTGGAAATTTTGTTATAGAACTGTCACCGTATGCAACGGCTGGATATGCTAATGTTTGAACAGTGGCGCCAGAGCTTCCAGGCTCTGGGAATATACTTAATATATTATTTACCACCCACCAGACTGGATCTGTTGAGGTTCCGTATATCATTTCCGCACTATCCTGAGCTCTACCGCTTAATGTTGATGCAATTCTTCGACATGGCTGATTTATAGTTCCGTCATCACGCATAACCCCTAAAACCTCAGATCCGCCAAGCGTCAGGTATGTGGTGCTATTATCCAAGGCGCTAGATGTAGTATACATCGCTTTCTTGTTTTTTGGCAATGCGGTAAGTATCTCTTTAGCCCCATCGGTCAAGAACTGAGTTAGTTCTGTCTGAGTAGGCGCACTGCTACCATCAATAGATAGACTGGTAAGTCCCTCTACTTGCGCTTCAAAAGTAGCCATTAATACCTCTTCTTACTGACCTTTCTGCCAGTTTTCTTGGCATATTTTTTTGCTGCCTGTTTCCCCTTCTTTGTATAGGGGAACTTTTTCTTACCAACTTTAGGCATATTAGCCTCCTAGTTATTGTTAACTTAGTTTTTTTCTAATAAAACTAATGTCATAACATGACTTCCGTTATCAATCATTGTAGATGATATGTTTAGTTGAGTCGTAATATCTGCTGTTCCAATATGTGAAGTCACATAATCTTGAACATCTTCTGCTAACTTTCCATCATCATCACCATCATCACTTGCTAAATTGCTTGTGTCATGAATGAAAACTTTACATTTTATAGCCATCTTATCTCCATTTTAACTTTTTAAAAATCTTAGGGCTTTTGGGGACGGCCCTTTATACGACCATCCCCCACCTACCCAAAAGGTGTAATCCTTACGGATTATGATGTAGTAACTGCACCATCGGCAGCGGACTGACCGTACATCCAATAAGCTCCGTTGCTAAAAGTAACTTCTAAAAAGTCACCTTTATGCGCTGATGTACCAAAAATAACATTTGATACGCCAGTAGCTGCGCTAGAACCTGGACCGTCATCGCCAGTATCCACTTCAGTTTCGTTAACCTTGCCGAAAACAATAGCACTTCCAGCGGCAATTGTGATTGCCCCTGTTGGTGTATGTTCTTCAATCCAGAATTTGTAGGTTGTGCCTTCTGCTGCTGTCGTAGCTGTTGGTAGCGTAATTGTATACGCTCCGCCAGCGGAATCGAGCAAGAAGCCTTTCCCACTATCTTCTACTGCTGTTAAAGTCACGGCTGCTGTTATCCTCTGATATGGTGCTAAATACCCACCAGCTCCACTGTTCTGTTCAATATATGCAGATCTCATTACCTACTCCTATACGCCTTCTAAGTTATAGAGTGCGTGAGCTTCAGGAAGAGTCACTTCCAGACCAGCTTCGGTCAGAATCATATCTTTCCGAAGGTCTTCGTCTGCGGACTGAACATTGGTTTCGATTTGAGTGTCACGGTTTACACCATTACCAACAAGAGGTCGGTAAGCAACTTTACCCATATCAACCATACACATCATTCCACTGGCAATGCCACGGAATAGCGGTTCCTTCACAATGTGAAGATCGCCATGAATAGTTTCAAGATTCATTACTTTATGACCAAATGCTCCTTCTCTCTGCTCCAGAGGAGCATTAAGTTGGATTTGGGTGCTTGCTGTAGACACATCAAGAAATCCTGAATCGCCAACTTTATTAAGCTGGGTAATTACAGGAAGACTTGCGAGAACCAATTTCTCGGCGGAGCCGCCACGAGCTGGATCGAAGAGTACTTCAAGATCACTTAAGAACCTGTCGTATGTAAGCTCTGCGGCAGTCGATGAACGATAGTAAGGTGCTCCAGACGAATACGAAAGCGCCGAATCATCAGCAGTTGGGTTCGCATTTTTTACAATGTGTCCCACAATACCTTCAGTATACTGGATGCTAGATACCCGTGCACGCTGACCAAACAGCATGGCACGCTCAATATCTACTTTATGTTCACGAAGCTTAAGAGCCCAAATTCTATCCCATTCACTAGCGTATCCACGATAGCGAGTAGCAATAGATGTATTCGACATTTCTGCACTGGTTTTGAAGATTTGGGTGTACCCAAAATCGTCTTCAATTTCGTTAGCCCAGGCGTCTGGTGATCCTGTTCCTTCTGCGAATGCCGTACCAACTACTTGGCAGGGATCATTATCAGCAAGAACATTGTATCCACTTACATTTGCGTTTGAAACATCAATGATTCTTCCAGTAAATGTAGATGTTGAACCAGCGTCGGTAACAGCACTATCAACTCTTACGAGTGTCTGTGCCCAACCTGCGGTTGAGTCTACGGTATTTACTGAAAAGACCATTCCTTTTATCAGCCAGTCAATACTAGCTGAGGAAGCGTCATCAACAACAAAAGAGTAAGCCGTTCCAGCGCTAACCGCAGAACCGCCATTTACAGCAGCGGCAAGACTAAAATTCCTGCTTGACCAGTCAACCTTTGTGCGGTTTTCTAGGAAGCGGAAAATTGGGTCGTCCGTAGCTGCTTTTGCTACCTTAGAAAGGTATACAAAAAACGGTGATTCTTCAGGGGATAGTTCTGCAACACGATCAGAGAAATCATATAATCGTCTTTGATCGGGCGCCTGACCTACACCAGCAGTGGTTGCTGCTTCAGTTACATTGCTCGAAAGCATTGTACCTATTTTATAAGCCATTATGTCTCCTTAATTTGGAAAATAACCTCTTATATTATGGGAGTCTGCCTTGCTTAGAAGCTGACAGAACACGGTCAAACACTTTATCGTCATCACTGACTACTTCTGCTGGCTGACCTTGCAATACCCCCGCTGACTGCGGTACTTGTTGCACTGCCTTCACAGCATCAATTGATGTTTTACCACGAACTGGAGCTCCTTTGACATCTTTCCATAATTTTACGAGGTTTCCTAACCCCACCGCCTCTTTTGGCTGCGCCGACCATTCTAAAAACTGGGAGACCTGACTGTCATCCATGCTGTATTTAGATCGTAGCTCATTAACGGTAGCGTTTAGGAATTGTCGTTGTTGCGTATCGGCCTCACGCTGTGCGAATTCGCTCCGAATTTGATTCACAGCAGACCCAACGGTCTCCTGCTCTTTCGCAACTCGGTGCTTATACGACGGCGAATCTGGCTTATAATACGCATCCCAAGGGTTAAAGTCGTTCTCGTCCAGTTGAGCCATTTGCTCTGACCCACCATTTGGGTTTGCAATTTTTTCTTGCAATACCTGAACTAAATCTGGACGACTTTCAAGAAGGTCTCCAATAGGCTCCAATTTTTTCAGTCGATCAACCTCTGATTGAGATCTATCATACATTGATTGAAACTTTCTTGTTTCCCCTTCCCAGTCTGGTCCTTGTTCAGGCACCATTTCAGCAACCTCCGCTGGTTGAGCGGGAGATTCCTGATAGGCCTCCTGTTCTAATGATGTATCCTGTTCGGCGACAGTATTTTTGATTAACTCGGATTCGTTTGACATTCGTCTTAAACTCCTTCTAAGATATCTCTATGCTTTTAGAGCTTGACCGAGGCGATCTGCTTCACGCCTCAATCTCTCTGCTTCGAGCTTTACCTTGTTTTGCATTTTGTTGGATTCAACCCTTCTATCCGCTTTGGCATCTGAAACGATTTCAGAAAGTCTTGTCTTGGTTTTTTCAACTTCGACTCGTTTTCTGTCACTTACAGATTCCCTTCGGGCAGTTTGCAAGTCCCCTTGCAAATTTTTCACCTGGCCTTCTAGGCCTTGTATTTGTTGTACTAATTTCTGTTTTTCATCCATTCTAGATAAGATTCCTTCCTTGTCGAAGATCTCTGGATTTTTCTTAAGCACTTCTATTCTATCTACAATACCCATCTGGTAGGCTTCTAGGTATACACCTAATTCTGCCCACTTACTTGTTGGTAATGTAGAGCCAGGTTCAATTCTTATGTCGTGCTGATCAAGCTTATAACGATCTTTGGCAATATCTAATATTGGCTCTGTTTTGTCGTCATATAGATTGACAGTCGCTTCTTTTAAATTATTGTTAGGCTGGGCAATCCTAAACATTTTCTGAAATGTGTAATGCCCTTTTGCATAATTATATAAAACTTTACCAAGTTTGTTTATACTAAACTCAATGTCCCTTAACTTGG